GGTAGCCGGACGCGGCCGGTAGTCAGGGGGCCGCGTCCGGTCTTGCAGGTCAACGCGCAGGATGCGCGAGGAGTGAGGCATGGTTGATTCTCAATCAGTCATTTCGAAAAAGTTCTATGTGTATGAACTGCTTGACCCACGGAACGGTCGGCCGTTTTACGTGGGCAAGGGCATGGGGAGGCGGATGTACCAGCACGAGCGGGACGCGCTCTGCGGGCATCGCTCGCGCAAATACAGCCGTATCCGCGAGATCCGGGAGGCTGGGCTCAGCGTGCAATACAACGTTCTCAGCCAGCACAGCGACGAGGAGGAGGCGTACGGAGCTGAGGCGGCGCGGATCGTTGATCTCGGATTGGATAGCCTGACGAACGTTGTGCCGGGTGGGCGTGGGGGCTATGCCGCCCTAGTGGAGCGGGCGCGATCGTGGACCGAACGTGGATGGCGAGGATGGTTGAATACAGCTCTACGCTTTGCGTTTTTGAGCGGATGTTTTCGGGCCCCGCCGGATGCGCTGGTTGAGTTTGTCGATGCCTACGGCGTAGTCAGCCCGGTAAGCATGACGGTCGCCGAAATGCGCCAATTCGTCGAGCACTTCATTTCTGCTGCGATAGAGGTTGCTGGCGTCAATGCAGTGCGACAGTGGGTGGTGGCCCAACAAGCAGATTGGGCTCGTGGTGAATTGAGGCTCTGATGGCGCGCGGCGGATCGAGGCCCGGAGCGGGGCGCCCACGCGGCGCCACCAACAAGTCATCCCGGATAGCGGTGGAGAAGGCTCGCGAAACTGGTTTGCTGCCGCACGAGTTGTTGCTGGCTATCTCGCAAGGTAAGCGGCTGCCTGGGCTCGGTAGCCCGAATCGTCGGGACCGAATTGATGCCGCGAAAGCGGCGGCACCTTACTACGCGCCGCGGCTGATGGCGATGGCTGTGAAGCAGACGACCTCTGACAACCCGTTCGAGGAGCTGCTGCGCTTGGTGGATGGTGGTTCGAGGGGTTTGCCGGCGCAGGCCCGCATTACTGCGAAGAAAAACGAAGCATAGAGGGGTAACCGTGGGGAACGGTGACTTACAGCGCAAGGAGATCGTCCGCGCAATGCAGCCCATGTTCTCTGATGCTGCTTGGCGCCTGAGGCATCTGTACTACATAAAAACGGCTGCGGCGGAAGTTATCCTGTTCAAGCCGAACTGGGTCCAAGAGAAAATCTTGGACGAAATGTGGTATCAGAATGTCATCCTTAAATCGCGGCGGCTTGGTTGCACCACGCTCATTGTGCTGTTCATGCTGGATGCCTGCTTGCACAATTCGAACGTGCGGGCCGGGATTATCGCTGATACCGATGCGAAGGCGATGGAGATTTTCCGGGACAAGGTGTTGTTTGCCTACGACCGTTTGCCTCAGGCCATGCGTCAGGCACGATCGAAGGTGGTGGATTCGGCGCACACATTGGAATTCGACAACGGGTCAAGCATTCACGCTGGGACATCGGTGCGCGGCCTAGCAATGCAGTACCTCTTGGTCAGCGAACTCGGGACGATCGCTGCTGAGAATCCCGCCAAGGCGGATGAAATACGCACTGGCGCATTTAATACTTTGCAGGCCGAGCAGTTTCTATTTGTTGAGTCAACGGCCAAGGGCCGCGAAGGGCTGTTCTACGAGCTGGTGGAGATCGCGCGTCAAGACCAGGCGATGAAGCGGGGGCTTACGAATTTTGCGCTGAAGTTTCATTTCTACGGATGGTTTTTGGACGATGCTTGTGTCCTTCCGGCAGAGCAAGCGCGCTCCATCACGTTGACTAAGGAGGACCAGGTCTACTTTGCCAAGGTCGAGAAACAGATGGAGATTGATTTAACCGATGAGCAAAAGGCCTGGTACGTAGAAAAGCGTCGTACGCAGAAGGACGAAATGAAGGCGGAATTCCCATCGACGCCTGATGAGCCCTTCGAGGTCAGCGGCGAGAGCAGGGTATTCCGGCACGAGATGATGAAGGTGCGCACCGAAGGCCGCATCCTGCAGCGGATCCCGATCGTACCGAACATCCCGGTCAACATGTTCTTTGACATTGGCGGGGCATCGACACGGGTCGGCGCTGACAAGATGGCGATCTGGTTTCATCAGCGTGTTGGGCCGGAGAATAGGCTGATCCGGTACTACGAGAACTCTGGCTATGGCCTTGAGCACTACGTCAACTACGTGCGCTCGCACGGCTACCTGCTCGGCAAGTTCTATCTACCACATGACGCCGCGCATAAGCGATTGACCACGAGGGATGCCGGCAAGAGTGTCGAGGACATGTTTTATGAAATGGGCTTACGCGGGACTGACGTGGTCGTGGTGGAGCAGGTCGAAAACAAGTGGCACGACGGCATCGGGTCAACGCGGGCGTTCCTCGCGACGTGCCTGTTCGACGAGGGCAACTGCGACCAGGGCATTAAGCGCCTGGAAGGCTACAAGAAGACCTGGAATGAACAGCTCGCGTGTTGGCGCGACGAACCGGCGCACGATGATGCCTCACACGGAGCGGACGCATTGGAAACCGGAGCGCGCGGCTTTAACCCGCCGGCAACCACCACGCGCCCGAAGTCAGGGGGGCGCCGGCGCAATTGGAGGACTACATGAACATTTCTCTTTCGGAGTCAAAAACTATCTACCAAGGCCGCAAGGTCGGCGTGGCCGTGGTGAGCGTGGACGGGAAGCGCGTGGAGCTTGGCCTCGCTGACACCACGCGCTGCGCGAGGTCGCGGGACTCCGCGGCACGGCTGCTCATGAACCTGGCCGGCGAGGATGCTGGCGCGGTGAACGGCGAGGCGGCGAAGCTGCACGCGCATTGCCGGCGCGTGGTGGGGATGAAGGACGACGCGGCAACGTAAGGAGAGGGCATGCAGGTAGTCCCGCAGAGAAAACGAATGGCGGCTGAGGTCGCCGCGGCCGTCGCGCCGGAGGTCCGCGAGTTGACCGTTACGATTACGGTCAAGGCGCGCGTGGCGGATCGCAGCCCGCTGGCGCCGCTCGTCGTCAAGGCGCTCGAGGAGTTCATCGCCAAGTGCCCTGACACCGCTGTCGGCGTATTCGAGTCGAAGGCCGGGCTCGATGTGTCCTGGGACGTGAAGGACGTGCTGTTGTCCAGTCTGAGGGGGCACTGATGGGCCTGATCCTCGGCGGGCCAAACGCATGGAAGGTGCGCGAGATAGGCAGCTTGGTGATCGCATTGCACTACGTGAACAAGGAGCCGGCGCTCGTCATGTGGCCCAAGCGCAAGCCCCTGGGATGCGTGCCCTACGTTCTTCCGTTCTCCGAGGTTCATGCCTTCGCCACGAGCCAGGGCTACCCGACGCCGCACTGTATAGCGAGGGCGGTCGTTGCTGCGAGCGTCATGGGGATGGACAACGGCAAGAGCACGATCAAGAACATCGTCGAGGCCATTCTGGACTGCATCGAGGATCTCAAGAACATGCCTCCAGATCTGCCGATCAAGGACACAACTGCGCCGTTGGGCGTCGCCACGCTCTTTGAGAAGGGCGAGAAAGTAGCTGAAGGCGAACTCACGACTGGCCCGGACACGTTGCACTAATGCCGATCGAGAACGTAAACGTCATCGAGAAGGTGACGGCGAACGACCGTTATCTTGACGAGCACGCCGGCGATGGTCGGCCGCCGCGGGCACCGCACCCGCTGGACAGCCCGAAGTCCAAGAAGCGGCACTCGCAGCTTTTCGAGTGGTACAACCAGGAGCGCGAGCGGCAGGCGGCGAACCGCTACCAGCAGGCGATCGACGAGGACTATTACGACAACCTCCAGTGGAGTGAGGAGGAAGCGAACGAGCTGATTGACCGCGGCCAGGCCCCGCTGGTGTTCAACGAGTGCGCTGCGACGATCGACTGGATCATCGGCACCGAGAAGCGAACCCGCGTTGACTTCAAGGTGTTCCCGCGTACCGAGGACGATGTTGAGGTTGCGAAGGCGAAGACCGACACGCTGAAGTACCTGTCGGACGTGAACAAAACCAGTTTCGCGCGCAGCCTCGCGTTCGAGGACTCGGTGAAGGTGGGTGTCGGCTGGCTTGAGGACGGGGCACGGGACGACCCTACCGAGGAGCCGATCTTCAGCCGCTACGAGAACTGGCGGCATATGTTTTGGGACTCACTCGGGCGGGAGCGTGATGGGTCCGACTGGCGCTATGAGTTCCGCATCCGGTGGACGGACCTCGATATCGCCCTGGCGATGTTCCCGGATCGGCGGCACCAGTTGCAGAGCGCGGCGATTTCCTCCGAGTTGTGGGGCAACGAGGAGGAAGAAGACTTCTGGTATCTCGGCAAGCACTTCACCGCGCGGGACCAGTTGGGAGAGGTCATCGGGCGGCGCACCTTCCTGTCGGACGTGGCGACCGTCAACAACCGCCGGCCCAGGGTGAAGCTGATCGAGGGCTGGTATCGCACGCCAACGGTGTGCCGGTACTGCAACGGCGGCGAGTTCGACGGCATGAAGTTCGATTCAGCGAACCCGGTGATGAAGGCGGCGCTGCAGCGGGGGTTGAGCCTTTACGACCGGCTGGAGATGACGATTCGGTGCGCGATCTTCACTGAGAAGGACATGCTTCAGGACCTGCCGAGCCCGTATCGGCATAACCGCTTCCCGTTTACCCCAATTTGGGGCTACAAGCGCGGGCGCGACGGCATGCCCTACGGCCCGATTCGAAGGATGCGGGACCCGCAGGACGACCTGAACAAGCGTGCCTCGAAGGCGCTGTTTGCGCTGTCCACGAACCGGGTGACTGCTGACGCGGATTCGGTCGAGGACCACGACGAGGCGCGCGAGGAAGCGGCTCGGCCCGACATGTACATCATCAAGAAGAAGGGCAGCGAGTTCACGATCGAGAACAACTACGAGGTCGCGCAGGGGCACCTTGAGTTGATGGACCGCGACGAGCGGTTCATCCAGAAGACGGGCGGCGTCACCGACGACAACATGGGCCGGCGGACGAATGCCACGTCCGGCGAGGCGATCAAGGCGCGGCAGTTGCAGGGCTCGGTCGTGACGGCGCCATTGTTCTCGAACCTGCGCTTTGCTGTCCAGAATCAGGGCGAGATTACGCTGTCGCTGGCCGAGCAGTTCATCACGCAGCCGAAGGCGGTGCGCCTGGTCGGGGCCTCCGGCAAGAAGCTGGAGTGGACCAAGATCAACACGCCCGAGATGGACGCGATGGGGAACGTCCGCTTCGTGAACGATATCACCGCGTCGCAAGCCGACTTCGTGGTGGATGAGCAGGACTTCCAGCAGTCGGTGCGCCAGGCGATGTTCGAAGCGATGGTGGAGTTGGTGGCCAAGATCACAGCGGTCAATGCGGAGGCTGGCCTGCGGATCCTGCGCATGGCGCTTGAGTTCTCGGACCTGCCGAACAAGGACGAAATGGCTGGCGAGGTCAAGAGCATCCTCGGCATCGTTGACGAGGAAGACTTGCAGAAGATGACGCCGGAACAGATGGAGGAATACCAGGCCGGCGTTGCCGCGAAGCGTGAAGCGGCCGCGATCCAGCGGCAAGCCGCGATGGGTGAGGCAAGGGAAAAGGTTGCGAAGGCGGATAAGACTGCGGCAGAAGCGCAGAAGATCATGGCTGAAGCCAAGGCGCTCGGTGCACAGGGCGATGCCGGCGCGCTGGCCGAGATAGCGGTGCGCCAAGCGGCCCTCGAAGCCGAGCAGCGCGTCGTCGAGGCGGAGCGCCGGGCGGCCGAGGCGGTGGACGCGGCGCGGCAGGAGATTGAGCGGTTGCAGCAGCAAGCCACCGACCGCCGGGCGCAGATCGACGCGGATGCCGCGACCAAGCGCGATGTTGCGAAGGTGGACGCAGACGCCCGGGTAGCGTCTGTCGAGGCGGATGGCCGCACCAAACTCGCGCTGGCGGACAAGGACAAGGAGACCAAGCTCGCGCTGGCGGACAAGGATAAGGACACCAAGCTCGCGATCGCCGACAAGGACAACGTGGTCAAGGTCCAGGTCGCAGAGAAGCAGGAAGGCACGAAGCGCGAGGTTGGTAAGGCGCAGGCGGTGGCTACCGAGAAAACAGACCGTAGCGCCGCGCATCTCGACGGCGCGCTGAAGAAGCTCACCGATCAAGTGCGCGAAGTCGGGAGCAAAGTCGAAAGTATTGAAAAGGCAGTCGAGGAACAGGTTCCAGTGAAGGAGCGGACCCGTAAGAAGGAAGTCACTGTCGTTATGCCCAACGGCAAGATCCAGACGGTGCAGGTGACGATAAAGTCAATCCCGGATAGCAAGGAGAAGAAGCAATGAAACAACCACGCAAGGTCGCACTGATCAACGTCGCAGCGTACCCGCGCGAGAAGTATTCAGCTTACTGGCAGATCGCCGTGACGGGCTCCGATGATGACGGCTATCTGTGGAAAGCGCAGGTCGTCGCCTATACGCCGGTAGGGTGGCAATGGAAGGGCAAGGTGACGCCCGAGCGCCCCGACGTGCCGGACCCGGCGTACCCGGCGGATATCCCGGTGCGGCAGGAGCAGTTCATCAAGATGGCGCCCGCGAAACAGGCTGAGATCGTCAAGGCGCAGGAAGACCGGCGCCAGGCGTGCGCGAAGATCAACGCCGCAACCCCGCAGCCGCAATACGTCGTGGCCGAAGAGCAGGGCACGACCGACACGCGCGATGCCGCGGATACCGAAGCGCAGAAGTGGGTGCTGAAGCAGATGGCTGGTCAGAAGCGTAAGGGCACCACCCTTCAGAGCTTTGCCCTGGTCGTGAACCCGTTCGACGTGCTCGCCGCCTTGCGGGATCTGGCGGCATGGGCGCTGCGCCCGTTGCTGATGGCGCTCGGGCTCGCGACAGCCACGCGCAACAACATGCTGAACCAGATCCGGGACGCTATCGACGGCGGCGCCGGCGCGGGCCTGCTGAGAATCTATGACGGGTCGCGGCCAGCCACCTGCGGCACCGCAACGACGCTGGGTGCCGAGCTGACGCATGCCGACCCCTGCGCGCCGGCAGCCTCGGCCGGGGCCGTGACATATAGCGCGATCGCGGACGATGCCGCGGCGAACGCCACCATCACCGCCACCTGGTTCCGGCAGGTGGACTCCACCGGCACCTGTGCCGTGGACGGTAACGTGGGCACGTCCGGGTCGGACCTGAACCTGAACTCCACGGCGATCGCGGTCGGCCAGCGTGTGAGCGTGACGAGTTGGGCACTGACGGCGGGGAATCCGTAAGTGCGCTTATGCACCGGCAGTCTCGCTCCTCGGGTAGCAGTCCCGTCGCTGCGCCAGATCGCTGCGTTCCGGGCGCGGGGGCCGGTCAGTCCGGGTATTCCGGAAGGGTGGACTCCGCCCTACTCACTTCCCGCTGCCGGTGTCGCGCAGTTCATCGGCACGAACAACATTCAGGACGTGCGACCGGCGACGCACTCGGCTGCGAATTGGGCTCGTTCGGTGTTTGGTTCATTTGGAACCGGCTGCTACGTTCCGGCCTATTCAGCGGGAGGGGCTTACGTTGCGGCCGGGACCGGAGGGCATCTCCATCCGAGCAACAGCGGAGCGTGTCTGTTCGATTTCGCTGACGCGACGTGGAAGTTCCGCTCCTGCACGAACAGCGGATTTACGGAAAACGACAACACCGGAGCGGCGAACGATTGGGCCTCGGCGCAGACTGGTGGTGCAGATCACTACGAGATCACGGGCGCTAACGGCACGCCTGCGCCGCCGCATCCCTACGCGACGAGCATACCGATTGCCACTGGGAATAACGGCAGTTTTCTCTATGTAAGCCGCTCTGCCGCGTGCGATGAGTCGGTTAATTCTGGCGGTTCACATGCGCTCAATCTTGAAACCGGAGTGTGGACGCGATGGAC